TAGGTGGTAATCCTGAAACAACCATCGGTCGTTTTCAGGCGATGGTCAATGAGGCTGAAGGTTTTGCTAGAAAAAATAAATATTATGTAGAGTTTCAATTACCTAGAGGTATATCAAACATAGTACCAAATATATCAGGCGGTCCACCTCCTTTATATGATGATCCTTCAGAAAAGTTTTCACAAGCTGGTGAAGAAGCACAATATTTTCCTAGTCAAGCTGAATTACTTGCTGTTCAACAAGGTAATTCTAAAAGAGTTCAAGCATTTTGTAGTACCATATCAATGCCTGAAAGAACAGCTGTTAGTAAACCAATAAAACATAATGGTCCTAAACGTAACTTTGTTTATGATTATTCATCTCAACCGATTACAGCAACATTTTATACAGACAAGTTTTTAAGAGAAAGATCATACTTTGAATTATGGCAAAAGTGTGCTTTTTCTACTACAACACACAATTATAATTTTTATGATAATTATGTTTCTGATGTAAATATATTTCAATTAGGACAATTTGCTTCACAACAAGAACGAGATGATGTTACATATGCTGTTAAATTATTTGATTGTTATCCTAAAACAATCGGTGCTGTAGAGTACAGTCACGCACAATCACAAGAAGTTCAGTCATTTCAAGTAACTTTTGACTTTAGATATTGGATTAATTACTTTATTGATAGAGCAGGTAATGTAGAATTAGGTCAATCAAACTTTAGAGATGCTACTGTTAAACAAGCTGGTGGTTTGTTTGGCGGTTTATTAGGAAAATTACCACCAGAATTAAGACGAGCTGGTCGTGGTGTAATAGAAGATTTGAGAAGAAGAATACCTATCGGCAGAGCAACTGGCGGAAGAGTATTCCCACCATTCAAAATACCACCACTAAATATATAAAAATTAAGGAGATAATATTATGGCTTTACCAAAAATCGAAACGCCTACTTATGAATTGACTTTACCATCACAAGATATACAAGTCAAGTATAGACCGTTTCTAGTAAAAGAAGAAAAGATACTTTTAATGGCTGTCGAAACAGGCGGTCAACAAGAGTTAATTCAAGCAATAAAAGACATTGTGAGAGCTTGTACATTTAATAAAATAGACGCAACAAATATACCTATTTTTGATTTAGAATATTTATTTTTACAGATAAGAGCTAGATCAGTAGGTGAAATTGCTAAAATAAAAATTTTATGTCCAGATGACAAAGAAACTTACGCTGATACATCAATAGATTTAAGTAAGATAGAAGTTCAAGTGGACGATAATCATACTAATAAGATAATTGTTGATGAACAAAAAAACTTGGGTATTGTATTTACATATCCTACTATTGATAGTGTTCCTCTAGCTGCTGACGAAGAAATCAAAGCAAATACAAAAACTTTATTTACAGTTCTTGTAAGTTGTATAGATCATATCTTCGAGGGAGAGAAAATCTATCCTGCTAAAGATAGTACGGTTGAAGAATTAACCGAGTTTTTAGAAAATTTATCACAAAAAAACTTTGACAAATTAAAACTATTTTTTGAAACAATGCCGAAACTTAAACACGAAATAGAGATTGAAAATCCTATTACTAAAGTCAAAAGTACGGTAACATTATCAGGAATACAAGATTTTTTCGGATCTGCCTCTCCCATAACAGCCTAGAGGCTTATTTTGAAACAAATTTTGCTCTGATGCAACATCATAAATATAGTTTGAGTGAGATTGAATCTTTAATGCCTTGGGAACGTGATGTTTATGTTAATTTACTCGCTAAATATATTAAAGAAGAAAACGAAAGAAGAAGCAGAGAGGCACAAAAGTAATGGAAGATTCAATAAAGAAAACAGTACAATTAGAGTTAGAAGTTGATACAGTATCAAAGGGACCAAACAAATACCAAGGTGTAATTGATTTGGCAAAGGCTATTGATGCTTGGAGAATATTTCCAAGAATATTCATTACAACATACATTTATCTATTATACAAAGTAACAGTTTGGTTTATGGCGTTACCAGATCCAAATAACGCACAAGCAGGTTTAGTGTCAGTAGTCGTAGGCGCTGGTGCTGCTTGGTTTGGTTTATATGCTGGTACAGGACCAAAGATGCAAAAAGAAGATAAGAAATAACAATGGCTGAAGATTTTTCTAAAGACGCAACAGTAAGAGAACTTGTAAGAAACGAAAGTAAAGCTATTAGAGATAGTTTTACAGGTGTTTTAAAATCAGTTGTTCCTGATGTTACTGTAGGATTAGCAAAAGTAGCTAGAGGTTTTAGAGATTCATTAATAACTGGTACAGATCAAAGAATACAATCAAGTTATAATAGTTTACAAAAATTTCTATCAACTTTTGATGTAGAAATAGGAAGTTTAGGAAAATCATTTTTAGATGTAGAAAAAGCATTTAAAGGTTTAACAAAACAATATGAAATAGTAAACAAAGAAATAGAGAATTTAAGAGAAAAAAATATTGTTGCTGAAAAAACTATAGTATTAAATAAAAAAACTAATCAGCTAGAGGTTAAAGCGACTTTAATGACAGATGCTGATTTAATAAAAAAAAGACAAGAGATATTAAAACAAGAAAAAGTATTAAAAGAAAAAGAAATAAGTATAAACAAAGAAATTACAAAATTTCAAAAAGGTGAAGTAAGTTTAGATCAAAGACAAAGAGTTAATTTATTAGAGAGAAGAAATGTAGTACAACAAGAAATTCAAAATACACAAGAATTAAAACAGTTATATTCTGGTAAAGGTGGTCGTTTTGATGTAAGAGTAGGTGGTGCTATTGATAGTTTTGAGAGAGTTTTACAAGAAAAAGCACCAGACTTTTTAGTAACTGCTTTAGGTCCTATAATAGAAACTGCTAGACAATTTCAAAAAACAACGACACTGTTCATTGATGGTATAACATCAACAGGTAGATTTTTAAGTAAATTTTTACCTGAATCTTTTAATAAAAATTTTAAAATTATGGCAGACGATTTTGGAAAATTGTTTGGCAGTCTTAAAAAAGCAATACTTCCAGTAATAGGTTCTTTAGTAACTTTTGGTAAAAGAATTATATTAACTGGTATTACAATGTTAGCTACTATTGTGGCACCTTTATTACCATTGTTAATACCTTTATTAAAATTTGCTGGTATCATACTTCTTGTAGTAGCTGGATTATATTTACTTAAAAAAGGCTTTGACGCATTAACTAACTGGTTTAAAACTAGTGCTTTGGGTAAATTATTAGGTTTAGATAAAGACTCTAAAAAAAGAGAAGAAGAAGATAAAAAGAAAGGTACAGGAAAGTATCAAAGTTTAGATGAAGGCACTTATGATGTTATGGGTGATGAACAATCTAAGAAAAAAGAAGAAAAACCTAAAGTATTATCTAAAGAACAAAAAGAAGCATTTGGAGGTTATGAAAAACCTAAAGTAATTGCTGCTGAAGAACCGCAAGTTACAAAAATCGAAGCAGAAAAACCTAAAGTAATTGCTGAAAAACCATTAATGCCTGTTGAAGAAGAATATACAGACGAACAAAGACAAAAAGACCTAAAAACTATACAAGATATGAGAAAAGGTAGTTATGGAAAAAGATATGGTGCTGTATTAAAAGATTTACAAGAAGAAGGTGCTGTCATACCACAAACTAAAGCACAAGCCCAACAAATAGGTATAGGTGGTAAAGAATATGATGAATATTTGGCTAAAAAATTAAAAGAAAATGAAGAAAAAGGAATTGATCCTGAAAGAATAAAATCTTTTATGATACAGCAAGAAAGAATGATAGAATTAGGTCAAGGTATGAATGAAATACAAATGGGCGGCGAAAGACCTGAATTTTTGAAAAAAATGGAAGCTGAAGATAAACAAGCTGAAATAGAGTTTCAAAAACAATTAGAAAAAGAAAAGAAAGAATTAGGACCTATTGATACATCAAAAGAGGGTCAAGTCATAATCAATAACGTAACCGCACCGCAAAACGTTGCCTCATCATCTACTCAACAAGTTGTTGCTGCTAATTCAGCAAAAAGTAATGATGATTCGTTTTTAAATCTTAATAGATACACATAAAAAAAGGGTGCCTATTACTAGACACCCTTTAAAGTTAGAAAGCGAGAGAGAAAAGATTAATCTTCTTCCGCCAATTTACTAAAGTATGACAAAGTATCGTCTTCATCATCATCACTTGTCGGTGAAGATTTAACTTCCTGACTTTTTACTGAACCGTTGGTCTTTGGTGGGAGGTCCGTTTGTTCAACAGTTTCAGTGTTTCGTGTTCCTGAAATTACCCTATTCAGTTTCTCTTTAAGTTCTTCATAGGTCTTAAAATTACTAGGATCAACGAAAGGTTTTAGAGCATATTGTTTCTCCCATATTGCCTTGATTTTATCATCACTTTCAGCAACGGCAGAAACACCCTCAAACTCGGATTTATCATAGTTCCAATAACCATCTACTTTTCTGATTTTTAGTTTAAAGTTAGCACCTTTCCAAAAATCAAATGGGTTAATTGGTTTTTCATCTTCAAACGCTGGGTTCATTGTTTCAGCAATCTTATCAAATATCTTTTTACCAAATTTAAACAAGAACACTTTACCTTCGTTCTCTGGATGTTTAGGATCAGATACTACTAAAATGTTAGAGTAGTATGATAACTTTCTTTTTCTTTTTCTAGCGATTTCTTTATCACTATCAACGCCTGTATTCCACAGTCTAGTATTTTCTTCACTAACAGGATCTTTTTGATTTAAAGTTGTTAATGAGTTTTCAATATACCAACCACCTTTATCTTGGAATGCGTGTGACCAAACTCTTTGCCAAGGCATTTCTTCATCTTTAGAAGCAGGTAAGAAACGAATAACAGCATAGCCGTTACCAGTTTTATCTAACTCTGGTTTCCAAAGTCTGTCGTCTTGGTATTTGT